GTCAAGACGCTGGACGCCCAGCTGGAAGTCAACGAGAAACAGCTGAAACTGAACGGCGACGCGGAAATCTACATGAAGAACAAGGCCGCGCTGCTGAAGACCCAGCTGGACGAACAGCGGCAGGTCGTCGTCAACACGCATAAGGCGCTGGAAGCCATGCGGAAGAACGGCGTCGACCCGGCCAGCCAGGAATTCCAGAAGATGGAGCGGAACCTGGCGCAGGCCCAGGGGAAAATGATCACCATCCAGACGGAGCTGAAGAACGTCGAAACCGATGCCGGCGGCGCGAAAAAAGAAACCAAGGGCATGAACGACGAGCTGAAGAACATCGGCAAGGGCGTCGCCTTTGAGAATATCACCAACGGCCTGAAGGAGATTACCACCAAGCTGGAAAACGGCGCGCGGGCGGCGGTGAACTTCGGCAAAAAGATCGCACGCAGCGCGATGGATTCCACCGAATGGGCGGACGACGTGCTGACCAGGGCGACCCAGTACGGCGTGGACGCGGAGACCATCCAGCGGATGGACAACGTGGCGAAATACATCGACACGGACGTGGACACGATCATCGCGGCGCGGGGCCGGCTGGCGAAGAACGCCGGGAGCATCGAGGAATATTTCGGGATCGAGCCCGGGGACAACATCGAGGACACATTCTGGGAGATCGGCGAGGCCATCATGGCCATGGGCGATGAATGGGAGCAGGAAGAGGCCGCCCAGAAGATCTTCGGGAGAGGATGGAAGGAGCTGCTGCCGCTGTTCACCGCCGGGAGGCAGGAATACGAGCAGCTGATGGCGGAGCAGAACGTCCTGACCAACGAGCAGGTCAAAAAGCTGGGCGAGGCCGACGACCAGATCCAGAAAATCAAGCAGGAGGCTGAGCTGCTGAAGAACCAGTTCTGGGCGGACAACAGCCAGACAATCATCAACCTGCTGCAGTGGCTGGTCGACCACAAGGACGCCGTGGTCACCGCGCTGACGGTGATCGGCGGCGGGTTTGCCGCGCTGAAGGTCGGAGAATTCGCGCTGAACCTTGGAAAAGTGATCAACGGGTTCAACACGCTGCTTGGCATGGGCGGCGGAGGCGATGCGGCCGCGGAAACCGCTGCGGAAGCACTGGGCGGACAGTTCACGAAGGCGGCCGCCACGGGAGGCGCGGCCAAAGTCGGGCTGACCGCGACGGTCAAGGCGGCGATCGCTGCGGCACTGCCGGCGGCGGTTGGGACGGTGGTCGGCATGGGCGCCCTGGGCGGGATCGCCTACGCGGCGGCATCCAATAACTACACATACCGCGGGACGTACGATCCGACGCGGTACTCCGGGCGGGAGGACCGCCAGTACATCCAGGCGGCGATCCGCGGGATTATCGGGTCTTCCTCAGATAACGGAAAATGGCAGTTCGGCCACCTGGCGGCCACAGCGAAAAACGCGGAGGAATTCCTGGGGCTGTTCGACTACACGGACACGTCCGGCGCGAAACAGAACTGGCTGCTGAGCGAGCTGGGCGCCGGGGACCAGATGCGGCAGGCCGCCATCTACGAGACGATGCGGCTGGCCTACGGCCGGGACTTTACCAGGAACATGAGCGCGGAGCAGCAGGCGCTGTTCGGGTACGGGCAGGAAGCCTACCAGGCACTGGGCAGTGTGGACTACACCTCCCTGCTGGCCGGGGCGCGGAGTTTCTTCGGCAATAACGGCGTGTTCAACGAGAACGGGGAATGGACGATCCCCGGGCTGGCGGAATCCACGGACGCGCAGACGAACGCGGCCACCGCGATCACGAACGCCGCGCAGGTAATGGAATCGCTGCCGCAGGAAACGGCGGACGCGGTCAGCCAGGCGATGCGCACGACCGGCATCAGCTTCGGCAGCATCCTGAGCGGGATGTTCGGCCGGCACGCGAACGGGCTGTATTCCGTGCCGTGGAACGGGTACATGGCATTGCTGGACCGCGACGAGCGGGTGCTTACGGCGCGTGAGGCGAGGACGTACAACGCGAATTCCAATTTGTACGTGGAGAACATGAACATGAACAACGGCATGGACGCCGCGGCGCTGGCGGCAGCCATGAACGCGCAGAACCAGCGTATCAGGGCCGGATTCGGGAGCTGACCTTAGCGAACGAATCACTTGCTAAGGTTCGGGCGGAAGGCGGGGAAGTGAAAAGATGGGCCAGAGTTGGTTTATTTGGAACGGCATGGACTGCCGGAACATGGGGATCATCCTGCAGGGGCCGGTTCCGATCGTGAAGCCGGAGGAACGCGTCACGCATGTGACGATTCCCGGCCGGAGCGGCGAGCTGACCATGCTGGAAGGCGACGATGTTTTCAATTCATACATCCAGACGGTATCCATCCACGTGCGCGGCGCGTACCGGATCAACCAGGTCGCCAACTGGCTGCATGGCGGCGGGTATGTGACCTTCCACGGACAGCCGGAGGTCCGGCAGCGGGCCCGGGTGATCGGGGCAGTAACGCTGGACCGGCACAGCAGGAACATGGATGTGTGGAGCGGGGAAGTGCAGTTCTACTGCGACCCGATGAAAGAGTTGCTTTCCGATCCGGCGGTCACGATCAGCACGAGCGGCGGGAGCGTCAGGAATAACGGCGACGTTCCGTCCAGGCCGCTGATCACCGTGAACGCGACCGGGGCCGGAAAGCTGATGACGATCACCTGCGGCGGGAAGACGCTGACGCTGGACCTGCGCGGGATGGCTGATACCGGATGCGTTGTGGACTGCGATGCGGAGACGGTGGTCAATTACAGCGGCGCGGCCAACCTGACAGCGCTTTCCAGCGGGACGTTCCCGGTGCTGGCGAGAGGTGATAACGTGATCACCTACACGAATGTCGCAAGCCTGAATATCGTGCGGAGGGAGAGATTCCTATGATCTGCGTTTACGATATCGGGAACGAATCGTTCACGGCGAACGGGGACGCGGTGCTTCACCCGGTCAGCTGCGTGGCCACGGAGGACGCCGGCGGAAGCTACGAGATCGCGCTGACAGAGCCGGTGAAGGACGGCGGAGGATGGACGCATCTGGCATGCGGGGCCATCGTGAAGGTGCCGGTGCCGGTTCCCGCGATCCAGGACGCCTATGTGGGCGAGGAAGTGGACGTCTACAAGACGACCAGCTCCTGCAAGGTCCGCAGCGGGAAGAGTGAGCCGACTGCGATCACGTATTCAGCGTGGTCGCAGTACAATACGTATTCAGTAGGCAGCCGGTGCACATATTCATCACAGAATTATGAGTGCATCTACTGGGATTCCGATGACATCCACCGGGGCGACACGCCGGCGGCGAATACGGCATGGTGGAAGAAAATCGCGAACAGCACGAGCGGGTCGCCGGTGCTGGTCACGCTGGCGACGAACACGGAAGTTTATTTCGTGGACGATGAAGGAGACGGCTGGTATAAGATCTCGACAAAAAACGGGATCACCGGATACGCGAAGAGCAGCCAGCTGACGTTCGTCCGGCACGAGGAAGTCGAGCCGGTGACGCCGCGGGAAGTCGAGGATCAGCTGTTTCGGATCTATAAGGTTGTGATCAATAACGACCAGCGGACGGTGACGGTGAACGCCAGGCATGTCAGCTATGACCTGAGCGGGGTACTGTTGGGAGATTGCAACATTTCCCTGGCAGTACCGACATCTGCGATCATGCGCATCCAGGACGCGTTCATGATCCCATACCGGGGCCAGATCGCCACGAATATGACGGGCGATGAAAACGGCACATATACAGGTGACCTCAGCGGGAAAAACGGAACGGCAGCGTTCCTGGATCCCGATAAAGGAATGATCCCGTATTTCCGCGGGAAGCTGATCCGGGATAACTGGGACTTATATCTGATGAAAAACGATATCACGGACCGCGGATACAGGGTCACCTATGGGACGAACATGCGCGGGGTGACCTGGACACGGAACAGCGACAACATGATCAACCGGGTCGTGCCGGTGGCCAGGAACCAGAGCGGGGACGACCTGATCCTGCCGGAGACATGGGTCGACAGTCCGGAAATCAGCAACTGGCCGGTGATCCGCATGGAGCGGCTGAAGGTCGAGGGCCAGATCGGCAAGGACGACGGCACCGGCACGGACACGAGATGGACAGAGGAAACGCTGTACCAGCAGATGAGGACGAGGGCCGGGGAACGCTTCAGCGTCGACCATGTGGACGCTGTGAACGTGGAGATCCAGGTAAATTTCGCGATGCTGGGAGACAGCGAAGAATACAGGCAGTACCGGGAGCTCGAAAAGGTTTACCTGTACGACCTGGTGCGGGT